AGTTTCCGATCAATCCTGCACCTTCTAGGGGAATTTGGTCCTATGGGTCGCGGTCACAAGCAACACAGCGACGAGGTGAAAGCGTTGCGGGGAAATCCCGGTCAGCGGCGGTTGCAATTGCAGCAACCGGAGACTGTTGCGGTTCCGGTCGGCATTTCGCAGATATCGGTTTTGGATACTGCGCCGATTCCGGCGTTCTTGGACCGCCCGGAGGAGCAAGTAGCGTTCCGCACCATCGTCGAGGATTATTTGCAGCGTCGTGTTGCGCGTGCTGGCGATCTTGCTGCGTATGGCCGCTGGTCGGTTTATTTGCAGATGTTCATTGAGGTCAAGCGGAAGGTGATTGCCGAACAGGCGCACGTTGCTACGGAGTCAAAATCGCCGTTGATGCGGGTGATGAAAGACTTGGAGGAAATGTTGCGGGCGTTGGAGGATCGGTTAGGGCTCAATCCGATGGCGAGACAGCAGATCATCCGGCAGTTAGCGGCGGCGGCACCGACGAAATTAGCCGACGATGTGCAGCCCGCCGACACGAAACGCAAATCGAAAACGCAGAAGGCCGCCGACGCCGTTCCGGAAATGCCGCTCGCGTTCCTCGCCGCTGTGAAGTGATCGCATGGTTTCCAAGTACGTCTTTGACAAGAGCACTGCGGATAAGGCATGCGAGTTCTTTCCGCGCTTTCTGCGGTTTGTCGAGGGCGAATGGGCGGGCAAGCCGTTCGAGCTGTCGCCGTGGGAGAAAGAACACACGCGGCAGATTTTCGGCTGGAAGCGGCGCAAGGATGGTCGGCGGCGGTACCGGTTCGTGCGGGGCTGGATTCCGCGCAAAAACGCCAAGAGCACATGGGCGGCGGGCATCGGGCATCTGCTGACGCTCGGCGACGGTGAACCGGGCGCGCAAGTTTACTCGCACGCGCTCGACAAGCCGCAAGCGTCGGTCGTGTTCGACATTGCCTCGAGGATGGTGTCGCTGTCGCCGGAACTGTCGAACTTTTACGAGATCACCAAGCAGTCGTTGTTTTGCCCGGCGAACATGGGAGTCTTTCGGGCACTGTCGGGCGAGGCATACGGCAAGCACGGGCTATCGCCACACTGCAACATCGGCGACGAGGCGCACGCTTGGCGCAACGGTTTGCTGCATACGTTCTTGATTCAGGGCATGGGCGCGCGGCGGCAACCGCTCGACCTGACGATATCGACGGCGGGCGAGATCAAGACCTACGGGTTCGACCTGTACCAGACCAGCAAGGCGTTGCTGGCCAAGCCCGACCTTGATCCCGAAACGTACGTGTTCATTTACGAGGCTGACGACGAGGACGATTGGACCGACCCGGACATTTGGCGCAAGGCAAACCCGAACATTGACATATCGGTGAAGCGCGAATTCCTGGCGGCGGAATGCAAGCGCGCGCAACAGTCGGCCCGGATGGAAAACGACTTCAAGCGCTATCACCTGAACCTGTGGACGGAGCAGGCGCGGCGTTGGTTCCCGATGCATCGTTGGCGCGAGAACACCGACGCACCGGACAACGCCAATCTGTGGAAGGAATTGCCCGACAGGTTCCGGCAGACGGGTCGACCGGCATTCTGCGGGCTTGATCTTGGCAACACGGCGGACATCACGGCGGCGGTGTGGGTATTCCCGCCGGACACACCGGACGGTCGTGTTACGCTGGTGCCGCGTTTCTGGTGTCCGTCGGATGTCGTGACCGAACGCGATTCACCGCGCACGCCGTACAAGTCATGGGTCGCGAGCGGCGCGTTGCAAACGACGGTCGGTAACGTCACCGATTACGATTTCATCGAGGCTCAAGTGATCGAGGACTCGATTGCGTTTAGCTGCAAGGGTCTCGCCTACGATCCCTGGAACGCAACGCAGGTTGCGATCCATCTACAAGCGGAAGGTTTGCCTTGTGTCGAATTCCGTCAGGGCTATCGGTCGATGGCCGCACCGTCGAAAGAGATCGAACGCCTATTCATGGCTGGCGGCTTGGAGCATGGCAATCATCCGGTCATGGAGTGGATGTTTCAGAATGCAACGTACCGCAAAGACCCGGCGGGCAACATCAAGCCCGACAAGGAACGGGCGAATGAGAAAATCGACGGCGTGGTGGCGACCGTGATGGGGCTTGGGCTGATGAACGGGCTGGCGGCCGCTCCGGTGTTCGACGTGCGCGCGATGGTGGCATGAACATCAGCGCGTGATTAGCCGGGGGACAGATATCACGCGCTGACGATCTGCCGGTTTACCGCTGTGGCGGGTTGTTCGGCTGATTGGGATTCGGGTTCGGATTAGGATTGGGGTTCGGGCGCGGTTGACCTTGTCCCGGCTGTCCCGGCTCGCCTTGCTGTCCGGGTTGGTTCGGTTCGTTTCCCATCTTGGCGTTTCCTCTGGAATGCCTCCCTGCGACGACGGAACAAGTCGGCGCGGCTGAAAATGTTCCGCAACGGAGAATCATCATGGTTGATCTTACCATCGTGCCCGCGAACGTAATTTCCGCGCCCGACGCCAAGCGCGAGGACGGTACCGCTGGCGTTGCACTGACGGCCGGTCAACTGGTCTACAAGGATTCAACCACGAAAAAATGGGCGCTGTCCGATACCAACTCGGCGACGGTCGAGGCGCGACAGCCGACCGGCATTGCGCTGCACGCGGCGGCCATCAATCAACCGATCACGGTTCACAAGTCCGGTGACATCACTATCGGCGCGACCGTGGTGGGCGGAACGGATTACTACGCATCCGACACGCCGGGCGGCATTTGCCCGCGCGCCGATGTCGGTGCAACCGAAAAGGTCACGATGATCGGGCTGGCGAAATCGACGACCGTGATTGCGGTCGATTTCCAGTACAGCGGCGTGACGCTCTAACCGCCGTTGCGAATAATCTCGTCGATGAATTCCTGATCGGCGCGGTTCTGCCACTCTAAAAGATGTTTGTCCAAAATGCCGCCGAGCGGTTCCCCGTCGGGCGTCATTTTCAGATCGTCGGCGGTATCAAAAACTTTTCGCAACGCGCGCCCGTAGTCGGGGTGACGGCGGAATTGATCCAGCTTGGCAGCGGCTAGCGCGTATTTCGTTTGCGTCAGAACGTCGGCGAAATCGACCATCGACTCGAACATATCTTGCACATCGTAAGCTTTCTGACGTGTGGCCCGCGCTTCCTTTGTTTCTGTCATGGGGGAATCTCCTATGTCGCTGTCAGGGATTGTACTCGGCATCATCAACATCGCAATAGTCGTCGCGATCCTGTTGCTGGTCGGCGCGATCATCGAATGGTTTCTGTCGTGGATGCAGTTTCCCGTGCCGCTGATCGTGCGCAAGCTGTATCTCGCGGTCGTCGCGCTGATCGCGCTTTACATGCTGGTCGCGCTGTTGCTCGGCATTCCGACGCTGCGGATCGTCGCCAGTGCGTGACGACGTTAAGGTCGCGCTGGTCGTGTTCGTAATCGTGCTGGCGATTTTCGCCATCGCCGGATGGCTTGGCTACGCACACTGGTCGACGCTCGTCGACTAAATCCCCGGAGTTTCAAATGCTGACCCAAAAGGACAGCCAGCGTTCCGCGCTGGTCGTGAAATCCGTTGCACGCAAGGCCGACGGTAACGCGCTCGAATTCGTGATGTCGGATGCCACGCCGGACCGTATGGGCGACGTGATCGAACCTGCCGGATGGAATCTGGCTAACTTTCAGAAGAATCCAATTGCCCTGTTCGGGCACGACACCAAGTTCATCGTCGGCAACTGGCGCAACGTTCGCGTGGTCAAGGGCGAGCTGCGCGGTACGCTCGACCTGATGGCCCCGGTCAGCGAACGCCAACGCGAGGTCGCCGCCGCCGTCGAAGCCGGTGTCCTGCGCGCGGTGTCGGTCGGCTTCCGGGCGATGAAAGCCGAACCGGTCGACGAGGATGAACCATTCGCGGGCACGCGCTTCCTCGAGCAAGAATTGGTCGAGGTGTCCCTCGTCGCCGTCGGCGCAAATCCGAACGCGCTGCAAATCGCTAAATCCCTGAACCTATCGCCCGAAACGGTCGATCTGATTTTCGGCAAGCTCGCCGCAAAAGATCAGTCAGCCCGCGATGGCATCACCGGCAAGCTCGCCGAAAAGACGACCCCCAATCGAAAGACATCATCCATGTCGCTCTCCGAACGCGTTGTGCAGTCCGAACAAGCGGTGATTGCCGCCAAGGATGCACTCACCAACCACATGACCAAAGTTGGCGACGATAATATCAGTGAAGCCGATTTTGAAATCACGCAAGAACTCTCGCGCAAAGTAGCGGACGCCGAACGCACGCGGGACGCGCGGAAAATGGCCGAACAGCATATGGCCATCAAATCCGATATCGTCGTGGCAAAGACCAGCAACGAGTCGGACCGCCGTCCGTTCGCGGTGGCGAAAAAGAGCATCCGGCCGGGCGACTACTGGTTCCGGGCGGCGGTCTGTACGGCGCTCGCCAGAGTGCAACAGCGCAACGCCGACGAGGTCAGGCGCGAGCGCTACGGCGACGACGAGCCGACCAAGCTGATTTTTGATCTGGTCACCAAGGCGTCGACCGTTCCGGCAACCACGACGTTGACGGGATGGGCGGCCGAACTGGTAACGACGGTGAACGTCGATGTCATCGATCAGTTGATTCCGAAT